CACAAGGCACTAACTCGTTTACAATTAAAGAATCAGTTAAAGGTCAAACAGCTACTACTGACGCACTTACAGTAACATTTACTGGAAGTGAAGGAGTTGATGGCTTTTTAACACAGTTAACACAAAAATTAGCTGATACAACATTTAACTCTTCACCATACACTTCTAAAATCACAGCCAGCAAGGCTCCTGCAACTGGTGAAGTGACTTTACGTCACGCAGACGGCGGTGACATTTACTTTACACAAGGAACTGGAACTCCAATTGCAGATTTGTTTACTCCGTTTACTATTGACCCACTAACAATGGCTGGTTTAGGAACACCTAATTTTTACACAGATGCAGGCCCTGAACAATATGTAGCAACATTATGGAGCCCATACGCTGACATTACTGCCAGTGCAGATGCTCCAACAACTGAAGCCGCTGACAATCAACTATGGTATAATTCAATGGTTGACGAAGTTGATATTTTAATTAACAACGGCTATACATGGGTTGGATATCGCTACCAAGCAGGTGCTGGCCTATCAAACTATAGTTCCCCTTACTACGCGGCATCAGACGATTCTAAAACAGATCCAGCTGGCCCGCTTGTTTCGGCAACTAAACCAAAGACACAAAGTGATGGTACAAATTTAGTCACAGGTGACTTATGGGTTGATACTAGTGACTTGGAAAATTATCCTTCACTATACAAGTATAATAGTAATACCGGTAAATGGGCAATAGTTGATACTGGCGACCAGACTACAGAAGATGGCATTGTATTTTTTGATGCACGTTGGAATACTGACGGTGAAGCGGCAACTCCAAGTACAATTAAAGAATTATTAACAAGCGATTTCTTAGATTTTGATGCTCCTGATCCTGCATTATACCCAAGAGGTATGTTGCTATGGAACTTACGTAGAAGTGGATTTAATGTTAAGAAATTTGTACGTGATTATGTTGATACTAACACAGACAACGTTCGCCAAGATGGCGCACAAATGACCGATTACTATCCACATCGTTGGGTTACTGAATCAGGTAATCAAGAAAACGGCGCTGGCACATTTGGTCGTAAAGCACAACGTAAAGTTATTGTTCAAGCGTTGCAAGCCCTTGTTAACAGCAATCAATCACTACGTGATGAAGAAAGCAGAATATTTAACTTGTTAGCTTGTCCTGGATATCCAGAGTTAGTTGGCGAACTTGTATCGTTAAATTACGATCGCGGTTTAACAGCATTTGTAGTTGGAGATACACCTGCACGTTTAACAGCAGATGCAACTAGTTTAAACAACTGGGGTAAAAACGTATCGGGCGCAGTTGAAGACAACGATGACGGTTTAGTATCAAGCGATGAATACTTAGGTGTGTTCTATCCATGGGGATTCACAAGTGATAACTTAGGTAACAACATTGTTGTACCGCCAAGCCACATGATGTTACGTACTATTGCATTAAATGATAATGTTAGCTATCCATGGTTTGCACCAGCAGGCACACGCCGTGGTGGAATTACTAACGCTACCGCAGTTGGCTACGTTACAAGCGAAGGCGAATTCCAATCAGTTGCATTAAATAATGGACAACGTGATACATTAGCTGGTGTTAAAGTTAACCCAATTACATTTATTACAGGAACAGGTCTTGTAAACTACGGACAATATACTCGTGCTAGAAGCGCAAGTGCATTAGATCGTATTAACGTAGCACGTTTAGTAATTTATTTACGTCGTCAATTTGCACAGTTGGCTAAACCATATGTGTTTGAACCAAACGATAAAATTACTAGAGATGAATTGAAAGGTGCCGCAGAAAGCCTATTGTTAGAATTAGTAGGTCAACGTGCATTGTATGACTATATCGTAGTTTGCGATACATCAAACAACACACCATCAAGAATTGATCGTAACGAACTATACCTAGACGTTGCAATTGAACCAGTGAAAGCAGTGGAATTTATTTACATTCCATTGCGCTTGAAAAACACTGGCGAGATCAAAGGCCTAGCATAATAATATAACGGAGCATACAACATGGCAATCGCAAGTTTATCAAAATTTACCGTACCGCTAGCGTCAGATCAAAGTGCTAGCGCACAAGGTATGTTAATGCCAAAGTTAAAATATCGCTTTAGAGTGATGTTTGAAAACTTTGGTACATCAACACCAACAACAGAATTAACCAAGCAAGTTCAAGATGCGGCTAGACCACAAGTCACATTTGAAAACCAAAAGATTATGGTTTATAATTCTACAATTAACTATGCTGGTCGCCCAGCATGGAACCAGATGTCAATCAAATTACGTGATGACGTAACTGGGCAAGTTTCAAAATTAGTTGGCGAACAAATGCAGAAACAGTTTGACTTCTTTGAACAAAGTAGCGCGGCCTCAGGCGGCGACTACAAGTTCTTAATGCGTATTGAAATGCTAGACGGTGGTAACGGCGCACAAACCGCAAACGTTCTTGAAACATGGGAATGTTATGGTTGCTACGTACAAGCCGCTCAGTATAACGCACTAGGTTATGGCGCACAAGATATGTTAACAATTGACTTGACAATCCAGCCTGATAACTGTATTCAAACTAGTGGTGGCGCGGCAGCTCCAACTTCGAGACGTTTAGGAACAGCGGCAACTGCATCTGGTTCACGTTAATAATTAAGCTCACTCAGGTGAGCTTTTTTATGACTACTCATTAACTACGTAGTTAATTTTATCGATAAATATTGTTATGGCCTTTACACCCAACTCATTTTTATATCGTCCTTCTAATATCACGTTGCGTGATCCACAACACGCCGCACGGGTGTTTACTGACGATCAGTTTAGATTAGCACCAAAGCATAAGTTTTTATTCCACGTAGCGTTCAGTATAAATTCAGCGGCATTATCAAATGCTAGTTTAATTGATCGATACAGGAATGAAATTAATGTACTGGTAAAAAGTGCAGACTTGCCAAACTTTACACTAAATGCAGAAACACTTAACCAGTACAATAGAAAAAAGAACATACAAACAACGCACAAATACAATCCTATTAATATCACATTCCATGATGACAATATGGGATTGATTAATCAGTTATGGCAAAACTACTATAGTTATTACTATGCAGACAGCAGGTCAGCATGGGATCCAGCGGCATACAAAAGAAATGCTACTCGTAATAGTGACTTTATAACTACACCTTATGGTTTTGATAACGGTAGTACATTGCCGTTTTTTAATTACATTAAAATTTACCAAATGGCCAGACACGAGTATGTGGGATATACTTTATATAATCCTATAATTACTAGTTGGAACCATAACAAAGTGGATTACGCAGGTCAAGGTACAATGGAAAATACAATGGGTATCCAGTTTGAAGCAGTTACTTACGAAAACGGTGACGTATCAACCGGGGATCCAGAAGGCTTTGGACTTGAGCATTATGATGTAGAAAAAAGTTCTTTACAAGGTAATGTTGATTCTATATCTAGTAGTCCGTCATTTACTGGCAGCGACACAGAAACACTAGATTTATCAATAGTTGACACTGTAACACAACAACTTAACTCGTATCAGAATACTGTAGAAAAAACAAATACTAATACAACAACTATTTTAAAAACGTCTACAACACCAGCACAGTCTAGCGCACTTAGTGGAATAGCATTTCCAACAGCCCCAACTAACACTAATAGCACAGTTGCATCATTAATTAAGTTAGGAAAATAATATGGCATCTAATCTACCTATTGAAGTATCAGTTGATTCAAGCGTTGAAGTAAAAAGTTTTTTTGACAAGTACTATTCAACGTCTGTTAGTTTTCCTAGCAATCAAATTGATGCAGTTGTTGGGTTTTTTACAAATAACGGATTTGGCACTGAAAGCGCCAACAGTATTAGTATTGTATTGTTAAATCAAGCTCGTGCTGATAATGTTAATGTCTTTGAATTAGTAGACAGTTTAAGATCGTTATCAAATGTACAATTAAGCCAGGTTGTTGCACAAGTATTAAATTCATACAGAGAAAAGACTAGTTTGCTAGGATATCGTGTAGCTCAGATTGTTGACAAATACGAAGATAGAAACATTCTAGTATAACATGGCCTCAAAATTTGCCCGTGGTACGTTTACCATGACCCAGCCGGAAAAGTACGTAGGTACTAAGATGCCAACATATAGATCAAGTTGGGAATGGAGTTTCATGCGGTTTTGTGACACTAATAAAAGTGTGCAAAAGTGGGCAAGCGAAGCGGTTAATATCCCCTATCGTGACCCGTTAACTGGTAGACAAACCATATATGTGCCAGATTTCTTTATACAGTATGTGGACAAAAATAATAAAATGAATGTTGAATTAATTGAAATTAAACCAGCTAGTCAGACTATCTTAGAACGTGTTGGTAAGAACAAATACAATCAAGCACAGTTTGTTAAGAATCAAGCCAAGTGGCAAGCCGCATCAATTTGGTGTAAACAGCAGGGTATAAAATTTAGAATTGTCAACGAAAATGATTTGTTTCATCAAGGCGGAGCATAAGTAATATTATGAAGAAACTTGAAGACCTATTAAACTTACCTGCTAGTAAAGATATTATTAAAGCAGAAGAAAAGAAAAAGCAAAAATCTGCTCCTCCCCAAGCATTCTTGCGAGATATGTCAGAATTTGACAAAATTAGTGCCGCGTTGCCCGCAGTTAAGGGCCTAGGCGATGCTACTGACGCAGAGTTTGATTCTCTAGCGCAACGTGCTACAGATGCGTATGATGATTTAATTGACCTGGGCATGAATGTAGAAGCCCGTTATTCAGCACGTATTTTTGAAGTTGCTGGTACTATGCTTAAAAACGCAATTGACGCTAAATCAGCCAAAGTTGACAAGAAATTGAAGATGATTGAGCTACAGCTTAAGAAACAGAAGATGGACCACGATATATCAGGCGGCGAAGATTCCGGTATTGATCTACAAGCAGACGGTTATATCGTTACAGATCGTAATAGTCTAATAGAAAAATTAAAGAATATGAAATAAATACAATACTGGGATCAACATATGAAATCGTTTAAACACTATATTACAGAAAGCAAAAA